ATGAATGCACAAGGATCACCCAAGATTGTTGATGATAATGGTAACGAGAAAGACTCCGACATTCAAAAGCATGGTATTACTTTTGGATCTGATATTGATGTAAATGTTCCTGGTGCTAAGTTTGAACTGCAAGGTGCTGAATTTAATGTCGGCACAGTTAAATCTATGTTCACTAGTAGTGATTTTCAGATTCAAGGTAAGGGTAATGTTATTCTTGGTAGTGCTGAAACAATTATTGCTGCTGATAACTCGATTACACTATCAACAACATCTCTACTTGAGAACATTAACTTCCCACCATCGCCAATTCCTAAAGCAAAGTCTGGTATTTTAAGAAACGTTGGTGGATCCTGTGAAACTATCATGACTCCTGGCGCTTCTAGTGATGCAGTTCCCAGATATACCGTTGCTAACCCCGCAGGACCCGTTACAGTGACCTCTGGTGCCACTGGATATACGAATACCGTTACGACTGGTGGTATGCTGTTCACAAACGCTGTAGGACCTATTGATATGAAGGCAGTTGTTGGTCCTATCACAATTGGTGCCACGGCAGGACCTATCACGATAGCTTGTCTCGCATCACCTTTAACACTCAAGGGGCTTTCCATTTTCCTGAACTAGTGCTATAATATGGGGGTAGTCACGAGGCAACCCCATGGATGATCGTTCTGTAGAACAGATCTTCATCAACTTTTCAAAGCGTTCCGTAAAAATCCTAGATAATGAAGGATATGACAAGACTGTCAACTGGAAATGGGATATAGAGGGCGCTGCTGGATTTGCAGAGACCGTCTCCGATATTCAAGACGCTGTTGATCCTGACCTTATTACCTATTGTTTTGCAGAAGCATGATTGGACCTATTGAGATTACTCTTCGCCAAGCGGAAGATCATTTTGATTTCATTATGGATTTGACAGACTCGCAAAGAGTTTGTTGGAAGATTACTCGACCTGATGGGAAAGCGTGTATGATGGTTCCCCTGAATCAAATTGCACCTATCTCGGAAGAACTTCAAGATGAAGTTGAAACATTCCGTCAAAAGTTTTTAGAAAACGCTGGATTACCTGATGAGACCTGAAACCCGACAGTCAATGGAAATGCTATTCCATGCTAAATGGAACTTGCCAAAAGCGGCAAAGAATGCTAACCTTACTGACAAAGAGATGAAAATTACATTCAATGAGTATTGTGCTTTTCATCCTCCCACCTATAATGGGAGCGTGGCGGAATCGGTAGACGCACCAGACTTAAAATCTGTTGAGAATTAATCTCGTGGGGGTTCAAGTCCCCCCGCTCCTATACTATGGATAAAGAAACTCTGATCAAAATGCTTCATCAGAATGAAAATGACTATCACGAACTTCCGATGTATGGTTTGATGTCTGATTGGTATCTTCGTTATTGGCATCTGCATATTGCATTGTATCAATATTTGGATATGGATAAAGAAGATTACTTTGGTCCTTGGCCATTGAAACAATGACTGATCATAGTTACTGGACACATGGTGGATTACCAAAAAATTCAGTCAATATCCTTCGACTCATCTCCGAATTAGAAGGATCATATCAATTGACTAAATATATGGCATTTGACGAAGATAATGCTATACTAGATGAAATGAAGCAGAGATACTACAAACTCTATTTCAAGACATCTAAAGAAGAACGCCACTCTAGCTCAGCTGGATAGAGCAACGGTTTTGTAAACCGTAGGTCAACGGTTCAAGTCCGTTGAGTGGCTCCAGGGGAATTAGCTCAATTGGTAGAGCACCTGCTTTGCACGCAGGGGGTTAGCGGTTCGAGTCCGCTATTCTCCATGGAGGGAATACAAAAGATCTGTATTTTAGAAACAGAGCCCTCCTCCATTCCTCTTTAGCTCAGCGGTAGAGCGGTTGACTGTTAATCAATTTGTCCCTGGTTCGATCCCAGGAAGGGGAGTTATGAACAAAACTGATTTCAATCTATTTCCAACACAACTCACGCATTACAGATGGTTTCTGAATGCAGATGAGTTGGCACAGTTAAAAGAGCATTGTTTATCTACATCATTGGGTCCACATAACATGTTGACTGATGGTGGTGTCTGTTCTAGCGGTAGTGAAAGACCGTTAGAACATAATGATAGTATTATAAAAGACTTCCCTAATATTGAGGAAAAACTAATTAAAGTCTTGAATGACTATACTAAAAGAGTAGGTATTGGTTCTTTGCGTTTGACTAATAGTTGGTGTAATATTCAACAGGAGGGTAGCATAACCAAGCAGCACAATCACCCATTTAGTCTTGTATCTGCTGCTATGTTTATCAATTGTCCTGAAGGTAGCAACAACTTATACTTTGAAAATCCCAATCCTCATGTAGAATTTAATTATAGACTGGATGAAAAGAACAATCCCAGATCTGAAGGTATGCATGAATACTGGTATTTTGAACCCATGGATGGTGATCTGATTATTTTTCCCTCATGGTTGCGTCACGGATCAATGTATCAACCAAATAAATCATCTAATAGAATTGTCATTAGTGTGAACGCAGTAAGATGAACGTTTTTCCAATGTTTGCCACACCCTTGGGGTGGACTATGTTAGAAGGTATTGATGATGATGCCTTGATAGAATATAGCAAAAAGTTTTTAATATATGATGATGGTGAAGCAGCACACTCTTTAAGAGGTGAATATATTGATGTGTCATCGCCTTTAGGACCTTTGGCAGCACAAGTTGTAGAGTGTGCTAATTATATGCACAAAAAAACGGAACTGAAGGGTCAACTAGAAATTAGATATGCCTGGTGTAACTACAGTAATCATAAGGATATAACGAAACCGCATACTCATGTAGGGTGTCATTTAGTCGCGATATATTATCCTCAAGCATCTGACGTTGAGATTACATTTATCAATCCATTAAGTTGCATGGAAAATCTTATTGCACCTGATCTGATTGAGAGTTATAATGAGTATAATCAACCGCAAAAGTGGGTAAGACCTGAGAAAGGAATGTTATTGATTCATCCTGCATGGGTAACACACTATGTAAGAAGCACTCCTTCCGAAAGAATGTCCATCGCGTTTGATCTAACGATATCTAAATAATCTCAGTATGATGGACAACATGCAAGGGATCTACGATACAATCTATTCAACCTTTGATCTTGGACCAGGATTTTGGAATAGAGAGTTAAGAACAATGGATCTAGAAGGATTCATGTCGTATCACTGGATTGATCCAAGAGGAAATCTTTGGACAGTTGATCATACTGGAACGTATGATTTTGAAGACTTTGGTGAAAAATTTAAGATTGTAAAGAGTATAAATCATGGTAGAGTTTCTCCTTTCCCTATAACAAAACAATTGGAACTATATCCTGCACACTGGACTGCACATTATGCGCCTACTCCTAGTGCTATGGTGACTTTTGTTGAGGGTCATGTTGAACAAGTATTGTTTTCTTCACACACATAATGGCATTTCTAGTTCATCCCTTGCCACCAAATCCTGTATACGTCAAAAAGGAATTTCTTTATGACCATCAAAAAGGGCATGGTGAATTAACTCCTGGTATTTGGATTTCGGTAAAGAGTGTTCAAACAAAAGCATTATATTTTGAGACATTGCTTACAGAGTATGGTGCTTTATATGATAAACTACCCTTAAGTGCATTTGTATGGAAGACTGACATCAATCCTGATGATCAATTACCATTAGATGTTCTTGAGTTGTGGGATTCTTTTGACTACCATATTACTGTGCTCAGGAAACCTATTCTTGGGCGGTGTGAATTTTTTGGTAAAGATAAAAAAATGCACCCTGGAGAATATGAATTTACAATTGACACTGCTCATCCAGATCAGTCTGTTATCGACACTAATTTTTCTGAGCTGGACCCCGAACATAAATCGTTCAACGTCATCGCCCTCGACAACGGACAGTTCGCTGCCCAACCAAACAATCGAGTCGTTTGGCATGACAACTCCTTAATCCCTGGAGATCTTAAACAACCAGACTTTAAGGTATGCACACAGAATTATGCTGTGGAAACCGAAGCTAAATGGTGGACGGTTGGGCATACTGACGAGTGGCAATACAAGACAAAAGAGGAAGAAAATGCAAGTAGTAATTTACAGCAATGAGAGTATGGAGTGCGACCGCACTAAAATGCTCTTAAAATCACTCAAAAATTTACAGATCGAAATCCAAGAGTATATTCTTGGTAAACAATTTAGTCAGCGACAGTTTGAAATGGAGTTTGGTGTCAATGCCCAATATCCGCAAATCAATATTGGTGTAGAACATGTCGGAGGACTAAAAGATATGCTACACTGGTTAGACGACAGAGGACACTTTCTATGATCGCAACAGAAAACAAAACTACGGTGCCTGAGAACGCCAAACTGATTGATGATGCTTTCTACGTTGTGGAAACACGATTTATGTGGAAGAGTATGCGTCAAATTGATGGCGAATGGAAGGACTTTCTGTTTGGTCTTACTGAAAAAGTTGTTACTGATATGTCTAGGTGGCATCTTAAGTGTGAACAAGAAGGCACACTAGAACAATATTCCCGAGTCGTCGGATCTGCAATCGTTGGAGGAAAACTATGACTAAAAAAACAATGACTATTGGTAGTGATACTTGGGAGTGGGAAGAAACCCCTGAGGCAAAAGCAGCAATCGCAAAGTTGCATCAAAATGCAACTGAGCGTCTTCACAATGACATTCGCAAACTTGAATTGAAGGCACCCGACTATGGAGTTGGAAAGTGACTAGAACTTATGCATATCAGCGTAAGTGTCGTATGCAAGATGCCATCGATGATTATCTCAATGATAAACAAGTCGATGCTAGACGAGCGTATGAGGAGATTCTATCTTGTGTCGATGATGTGAGACAATACCATAAAAAAGAATATGACAAAGCAAACGAACTCTACAACCTCATGCTCGGACATCGAGATTCCGTCACATTTAACTGAAGAATGGGAATCATATCTTGCAGCATGTGAGTCGCTGGAAGTAGAACCTTCAGCACGAAGGTTCATCAGATACAATGAGTTGTATCCTTATAAATAGACCTGTAGCAAATAGTGTGATTATTCGTGGGAACCCGTAAAATCTCTCAGTTAGAAACAATCTCAGATGCTAACCTTTCGGGTGAAGCTATTCTGCCAGTGGTTGTCTCTGACCCTTTGATTCCTAACCGAAAGGCAAAGGTCAATCAGTTGTTCCGTGGCGTTAGTCAGGGGACAAAAGACGCTCCTGGATTATGTTTCGACCTGGACCGAGATACAGGTCTCTACCAAAGTGCATACGATCAAATTGGTATTAGCTTTGGTGACGGTGGATTGTATATGTCCCGTATTGTTAACAGCAATACTAGTGCATCATTGTTCGTCACTGCTGTAGATGACAGTAGAGATAATACTGACATTGTTCTTTCTCCAAAGGGCGCAGGTGCTGTTAAAGTAACTGGTCAGTTTATTATTGATGACGGATCATTTATCCTTGAGGATTCTCAGGGACCGAAAGCACGTTTTGAAGTTAGTAATGTTGGCACGGGAACTAATACCCGTATCATGACATTACCTGCTATTACATCTGGTAATGGCACAGTGTTGGTTGGTGATGATACTCAACAAACACTGAGAAACAAAACTATTCTTATTGATGAAGATAATTTTGTTATTATTGATGGTGATGAAGAAGCAATCTTCCAGATCAACTGGGTAGATACTAACGACGCTCGTCGTTCTTACTTCTTACCTGATGCTGGAACAGTCACTACAACCGCTGAACCTACAGCAACTTCCTCTACTTTACTTGATACTAAAGCAGAGCAGATTGCATTAGGTAAGTCCATGGTTAACCTGAAACTTCAGGGAACTGCAGAGACTGATGATGAATATGCACAGTTCAACACTGATGCATTGACGGCAAATAGAATCATTACAGTGCCCGACCTTAATATCACACTGGTTGGCACAGATGCTACACAAGTTTTGTCAAACAAAAGTGTCGCTGGTTTAGTCCTTCAGGATACAACCGATGCCACTAAAAAATTGAACTTTGATCTGAATAATATTAACGTATCAACAAACGAGACGTTAACTTTTCCAGCAACAGATGATCTAAATAATGGTGCACTGACTAATGTGATTGTTCTTGAAAGGGCAACACAAAGTCTGTTGAACAAAACTCTTCTCGATGTAAAACTCTCAAGAGATGCTATTGGTTCTGTTCCTAGCATTACAATCTCGACAGATAATATCACTGAAGAAAGAACCATTAGGTTCCCTGATGCAGATGCAACTCTGCTTTCTACTGAGAACGTTACTCTAGAGGACGTTAACTTTGGTGCTGGTATTGGTGCCGCTAACTTAACGGGACAAACCCGTCTCCAACAATTCTTTTACGCAGGATTCTAATAAACAATGGCTGATCAAGGACTTTTAGGACAATCTAAACCAGCAGGAACAACCAACACAGTATTATATGCTGCGCCGATTGATCAGTCGGCTAGTGCTGTTTTAACCATCGCCAATGATGGAACTGGTGCTGCATATGATGTTGCAATTAAACCATACGATCAGAAACTGACCGTTGATGGTTCTGGTGCATACAAATTGCATAAGGGTGATGTAGTCACAGCATATAGATTTGCTTTGGGAACACCCTTTCCCCTTGCTGCAAACTTAGCAGCAGGAACAACACTTACTTCAGGGGATGGAGAAAAGACAGCAAAGTTTGAGTCTTTTTATATTCCTCCATTTACAGAAATTGATGTAAAGTCAGTTGCTATTCGTCAGATCGCTGTTGAATCTACAACTGGCACTTTTGCTGTTGGTGAAACAATTAGTAAAGGAACATCACCTAACGATTCTACTGCTGTTGTCTACGGTGTCTTAGCAACTCAAGGTGGAACTAATATCTATGTTGGACCTTCTACACTGAACGGAACTGGCACAGAATTCGCTGCTGGTGATAGCATTACTTCTACTGGTGGTGCAACTGCAACTATTTCTACTGGTGGTGTTGGAACCGCATCGAACGATTTTGTATTCCAACCTGCTGGCACCACTCGCTTCAGCATGTATATTGATGATGGTGCTGTTGGTTCTGGTGGTGAAGGTTTTGACATGTTTGGTGACAGAACATATCGTTTCGATGTTTCTGACTCCTCCATGTCGGGTCTTGACTTTAGTCTCTCTACTACCATTAATGGTGAGTGGGGTCCTGACGGCACCGCAGGTAACTCTGATGACGGTGCGG